TGTGTCCCACTTCACACAGATAAAGAATTATCCTGTACAAGCATTTGCTACGGCAGATATTGTACCACTAGTTCTCATGACTATAGATAATATGCTCATGAATATGGATAGTTGCATAGTAAATACTGTGCATGATTCAATAGTAATAGATGTTCATCCTGACGAAGTGGATGACGTTCTAAAGATAGTAAATAGTATAAATAGTGAAATGAAAAACCTCATCAATACTCGTTGGAATATAGACTTTAATGTTCCCCTAAAATTAGATGCAAAAATAGGTGACAACTGGCTTGACACTAAAGATGTATGATGGTATAACTATAACACTTTTCAATTATAAGGAGATTAATATATGAATATAGTAACATTAAACGATAGCCCTGAAATGATAGCGAAAGCTATGGGAATGACGCAACAACCTACAGAGAAGAAGTCCTCTGGAGTTACGTTGCCTAGACTAAAAGTACACAACAGTGCAATCATGGGTACTGAAGAGATCAAAGGTAAGAAAGTAAATATCGAAAAGCTTTCTGGTGGATCTTTCAGGATTGACATGCCCGATGAAGGTGGTGTTTATTTTAAGGAGAACCTTGAGTACAGGCTTTTCTTTCAACGATTTATGTACAAGAGATGGGACACATCTAAGAACAACTTTGTCAGAACTATAATGACAGATAGTCTGAAGGGTCTTAGAGACATGGATGTAAAGGATACCGATGGTGGTTACAACTGTGGTAGAGCATCTGGTTTCATGGCGAAAGAAGACTTTGATGCCTTGCCTGACAACAGGAAAGCTTTGATCCGATCTGTTAAAGAGGTCAGAGTTGTGCTTGGTCTTGCTAACTTTGATGGTGCATTGAAGCAAGAGGGCAGTGATCTAGTTGACGCAGATCTTGGAGTTGTGCCTTTTGTTTGGGACATACAGAATGCAGAGTCTTCAAAAGACGTTGATGCTGTAGTTGCCAAGTCTGCACAGCTTAATGTAAAACCTCTGGAGTTCTTAACTAAGGTTGAGACTAGTGAGAGGAAGTTACCAAATGGTAATAGCTTTTTCTTACCTTCAGTCTCCCTTGACTTGAGCAATACTCTTGATTTAACAGAGACCGAGCAAAATAACTTTGGTGATTTTATGGCGTGGGTTCAAAACTACAATGAATATATCATTGATGCTTGGACAGATAGGTCTCATGCCAAAGAGGAACTTGGGTCTGACATTCTAGATGATATCGTAGAGATAGAAGAGGATGACATTCCAATATGATAAATCGCATGTTGAGTAATAATCCTTTTCAAACTCATGGTATTAACCATCTATCTCCGAGTAGTATAAATACTTATATAAGTGACCCACCTATGTGGGTCGCTAGGTATTTGTTTAATATCAAGTCTCCCACTGGACCGGCAGCAATACGTGGTATAGCTACTGAATTTTCTTTAGCTAAGAAGTATGAAGAAGGTGAGTTTGATTATGAGACATTAGAAGCAAAGTTCATTACTTTGTGTGCTGAGTCCATGTTAAATTTAAAAGACAAGAAAACTGAAAAGGAGAAAAAGCTACTAAAAAACTTTGGAGAAGTCATTGATGAAAACTTTAAGTATAAGAATTTAAAGAGTTATCAAGAAAGAGTTGAGGTACAGCTTGAAGATTTGCCAATACCTATTATGGGTTATATAGACTTTAGGTTTGAAAATAAAATCGTAGATTTAAAAACCACAACTAGGATGCCTTCTCAACCTACAGAAGCGCAGAAAAGACAGATGGCATTTTATTCTATGGCTTATCCAAACAATAGCTTAGATTTATTCTTTGCCACACACAAAGACTATAAAAAGTTTGCTTTGAAAAACTTAGAGGAGTATAAAAAACAGTTGGAAAAAGTAGCCTACAGTATACAAAGATTCTTATCAATTAGCAGTGATAAGTATGAACTAGCTTCTTTTGTTTATCCTAACTTTGATTCTTGGACATGGGGTAACAAGATGAAAGAAGAAGCTAAGAAAATATGGAACTAAAAGAAAGGAGTAAACACATGGAACAGTATGATGATTTAAAAGCCGAAATAAAAGAGTTGGAAACACAACTCGCAGAAAAGAAGAAGGAGTATCGTGAGCTAAAAACGGCAGGCCTTAGAGCAGCGATTGAAGCACAACGAGAAGCAGAGAAGCATGTGAGGGAAGAACTAAAGTCTCTTGGTTATCCTCTAAGCTACTCATGGCTCAGAACTTCTACTTTCTAAACATGTCTCCCCACAAATTATTCCGTGCATCTCGGAAGATGGGGTATCGTAGTGGGCTAGAGCTTTCTGTATCTGAAGCACTCAAAGAACAAAATATTAATTTTGATTACGAGTCAATAAAGATTGAATGGGAAGACCTAGCCTACAGAACATACACACCTGACTTCATATTACATAATGGTATTATCATTGAGACTAAAGGTATGTTTACAGCTGCAGATAGGCGCAAACATTTAGCCGTAAAGAAGCAACATCCTAGACTAGATATTCGTTTTGTGTTTGAAAATAGTAAACGTAAATTACGCAAAGGTGCAAAGTCTACTTACGCTGAATGGTGTATGCGATACGACTTCCTTTACCATGATAGAATCATACCCGAAGAATGGATAAAGAAGAAAGGAAAGAAGAAGCATCCTACCTTCATTACATTCAAAGGTACAAAGATAAAAAGGAGATAAATATGAAGTTATCAGAAATGTCAGAGGTTGACAAAAACGATTATGTAATTCGTCTTAGACCGTTTCAATATGACAATGGTGAGTGGACTGGTGATGTAGATATATGCATAGTTACACAAGAAAAGAATGATTTAAGCACAGAGGATTATGATGAACTCATGCACCTATCTAGAATGATAGCTGCGTGTGTACCTTTAATGGAGAAAAATCAAGAGTTACGTGAGCTTATACATAACATTGTGAAGCGTACATCGGATAATAATTTAGAGGTTACTTTTCCTAGAGAGGTAAATAAGATTGACAAGAAAGACAATATCATTACAATAGACTTCAAGGGTAAACAACCAAATGGGAGTGATGAATGACAGACAATGTAAACAGTCCACCACACTACAATAAAAGTGGTATAGAATGTATAGATGCTATACGTGCAGCCACAGATAGTGGCTTTGAATATTATCTTCAAGGCAATATTCTTAAATATATTTGGAGATACCGTTACAAGAATGGCACGGAAGATTTAAAGAAAGCTCAATGGTATCTGAACAAGTTAATACAAGAAGTAGAAGGGTATTACGATGAAGATAAAAGTTAAAGTATTTCTGTCACTCATACTAGATGGTGAAGAATATAGAGTTCCTGCAGATGGAGATGTATCAGAAGAATTAGGCGGTGCGATACAAGAAATTATACACGACATAGACGGAATAAAAGTTCAATCAATTAAAATAATACAAGAGGATAAAGATGAATAACACATTACCAACAGACTACCAAAACTTCATTGCATTATCACGTTATGCGAGATGGAAAGAAGATGAACAAAGAAGAGAAACATGGACAGAAACAGTCGATAGATACGTGGATTATATATCTAATCATGTTAAGAAGAAGCACGATTATGAAATAAGTAATAGTCTAAAGTATGAACTAGAGGAAGCTTTGGCTGGTCTAAGTGTCATGCCTAGTATGAGAGCATTGATGACAGCAGGTCCGGCATTAGATAGATGTCATGTTGCTGGATATAACTGTGCATACATACCAGTAGATAGTCCACGAGCCTTTGATGAAACTATGTATGTGCTTATGTGTGGCACAGGCGTTGGCTTTTCTGTAGAAAGAGAGAATGTAGATAAACTACCCATAGTAAACGAACACTTTGAGAAGAGTAATAAAAGTAGCAGATAGTAGACCCGGATGGGCTAGAGCGTTACGAGAAATGATTGCTATGTTGTATGCAGGACAGATTCCACAATGGGATGTATCAGAGGTTAGACCTGCGGGTGCAAGACTAAAAACATTTGGTGGTCGTGCGAGTGGTCCTAAACCTTTGGAAGAATTATTTGACTTCTGTATTGCAAAGTTTACTCAAGCAAAGAATCGCAGATTGTATCCATTGGAGTGTCACGACATAATGTGCAAGATAGGTGAAGTTGTAGTTGTTGGTGGAGTTCGTAGGTCTGCACTTATATCTCTGTCGAATCTTGGTG